AACTGGCCTGGGGAAAAAGAAGAATCCCCGTACCACAATAACCACTACCGACGGTGACATCCGGGGCGGCCCCCTGGATAATGTAAAAGATAGAGCGCTAAGAATACTGAATGAACAGGGCGGGGATAATGGCATGCTTCCCTTTATTTGTCGTTTGGACAATGGAAAGGAAGTTGATGACCCTAAGATGTGGGAGAAAGCCAATCCCACATTGCACTACAATGAAGAACTCCTGCGGGAAATGAAAAAGGAATATGAGAACTACAAAACCGACCCTGTGAGCAATAGCGCATTTATGACGAAACGTATGAATATGCCGCGAGGCAACAAAGACGTTGAAGTGACCTCTTGGGATAATATTCTTGCTACAAACCAGCTAATACCTGCTGACGACCTTATGAGGTGTACCTGCGTAGCAGGATTGGACTATGCCAAGACCACGGACTTTGTAGCGGCTGGATTGTTATTTAAATATAAGGGCAAATACTATTGGATAACGCATACGTGGGTATGCCGCAATTGTAACGACTTAGGCAGGATAAAAGCTCCCTTGGAGGAATGGGCAACTGAAAAAGGTGGAAAACTATTGACGTTTATAGATGATGTAGAAATAGCTCCCTCCATTCCTGCGGAGTGGCTTGCAAGGCAGGCACAGAAATACAATATAACCACCCTGGGCATGGATAACTACAGGTATACGCTTCTAGCTAAAGCGCTCCGGGAGGTAGGTTTTGATACCGATAAAAACGGAGTGAATAATATAAAACTGACAAGGCCGAGCAACCAGATGTTAGTCGCCCCAACCATAAACAGCTTATTTGTAAACCACAGTATTGTATATGGTGATAATCCCCTGATGCGTTGGTATACGAACAATGCCTGCAAGTGTCCGGAGAAGTATGACAACATGACATACGGAAAAATAGAACCTAAGAGCAGGAAGACAGACGGTTTTATGGCAATGGTGGCCGCTTTCTCCGCAGGAGGCACGGAGCTTGAGGACAGCGGGGAGGAAATTGACTTTGATGTAGGAGTATACACATATTAGCCCAATAGGGCTTTTATTTTTGCCCGGAAAGGCGGTGATAGAGTGGGATTTTGGGATTGGACAAAACATTTCTTTGGGGCTGATAAAGCTGAAATATATTTAACAGCCAAGGCCATAGAAGACAAGAAAAATAAGTTAAGTATCGAAAAATTTGGTATAGTGATGGCAATTAATTTTATCGCAAATGCCATTTCTAAATGCGAGTTTAAAACCTTCCTTGACGGTAAGGAAGTAAAGGGTGATGAATATTACCTCTGGAATATAGAGCCCAACATAAACGAAAGTTCGACACAGTTTATACAGAAACTTATAAGGCAACTGCTGTTTTACGGTGAGGCCCTGGTAATAGAAATTAATGGGCAGTTGCTTGTGACCGACAGTTTTAATCAAGTGGAGTATGCCATCAAGGAAAATTATTTTACAAATGTATCCGTAAAAACTATGAATTTTAATAAACAGTTCAGCATGTCTGACGTAATGTATTTCAAACTTGATGATACAAATGTCCGGGCGCTCTTGGCTGAACTGATAGACCAATACGAGGACTTGACGGCCATGGCAGAAGGGAAATATAAACGTGCCCAGGGCAGAAAAGGGGTTGTAAAGCTAAATGGTACCAGCAAGGGGGATAAGGACTATAAGAAGAAGATAGATGACCTATTCAACCACCAGTTCAAGGAATATTTTGAGGCGGAAAATGCAGTGGTGCACCTGCCTAAAGGGGTTGAGTACGAGGAACAACAGGACGCATCCGCCAAGAAAAGCACCTCTGAAATAGCAGATATAAAGGGTATTACGGCGGAGGCATTTGACAGGATAGCACAGGCATTTAGAATACCCCCGTCTTTGCTTCGGGGTGACATTGCGGATATAGGAGAACTGACAAATAATTTCCTGAGCTTTTGTATAGATCCTATAACAACAATAATCGGCGAAGAAATAACCCGTAAGCGATATGGCAAGCGGGATTTTTTAAATGGTTCATATATAAAAATCGACACCACGAATATAAAACATGTGGATATATTCAGTATTTCCCAGGCGTTCGACAAATTAATAGCCTGCGGCGGATATAGTATAGACGATTTAAGAATAAAGGCAGGAGATACGCCACTTAATACAGGTTGGAGCAAAAAACACTGGATGACTAAAAACTATCTGGGCATAGATGCGCAGACAAACCAAACTGATGGAGGCGAAGAAAATGGCTAAAATACTGGAGTTTAAAGGGAAGGATAAAGCTGGTAAGGAAAAGGTAAATGGGAAAATGGAAATAAAGAACCAAACTGAAAGCTCTGCGGAGCTTTATTTTTATGGAGATATTTGCGGAAGCACCTGGGACAAATGGCAGGATGAGGACAAATGCCCCCAGGATGTAGCGAATTTTCTAAATGAACTTGAAGGGAATAAAGACGTGGATATCTATATCAACAGCGGTGGTGGTGATGCTTTTGCGGGACTTGCAATATACAATACATTAAAGAGAAGCCCGGCCAACAAAACCGTACATGTGGACGGGGTAGCGGCAAGCGCCGCGTCCGTAATTGCACTGGCCGGGGATAGGGTAATAATCCCTAAAACAGCACAATTTATGATACACAAAGCGTGGGGTATCTGCATAGGAAACGCCAATGACATGGCGAAATACGCCAGTGATTTGAATAAGTGTGATGAATCCATATTGAATGTGTATATGGAGAACACTCGAGAGGGCATAAGTGAAGGAACTATAAAACAGATGGTAAATGATTCTACATGGATGACAGGGGAAGACGCGGCAAAATATTTCAATACCGAAGTTGGGGAGAGCTTGGCTATTGCGGCATATGCAGACAGCCAGTTTTTTTCTATGTACAAAAATCTACCTGAATGTCTGAGGGACAAAGCCCAAAAAACCAAGACCAAAGATGATGATTCTGTGAACCCACAACAGCTTAAGCAGCTAATTAGAGAACAGATTTTGGAGATGCAGAAGGAAACCAACACACCCGAAGAACCTGAACAACAGCAGACCAACGCTGAAAAGTTGATGGAAATATTCAAAAAGAAAATGGAGGATGATAATAATGGCAATGAAGAGTAAGGATTTAGTCGAAAAAGAATTAAAACAAAAGCTTGCAGATGCCTTTAAGTCGGAAAATCCGGATGACATAACACAGGCATTTGCAGACTTTGCGGAAAATGTACAACAGAATGTAATGGAAGAGTACAACCAATATAAGGAAGCACAGGACAGCAATATACTTTCTAAAAGAGGCGTACACCAGCTAACTTCCGCAGAGCAGAAGTATTATACGAAATTAATTGAGGCAATGAAATCCAGTAATCCAAAGGCGGCTATAACTGACATAGACGTGGCATTTCCGGAGACCATAATTAACAATGTTATGCAGGATTTACAAAGTGAGCATCCACTCTTAAGTGCGGTAAACTTTGTGAACACCACAATACTGACTAAGATACTCGTAAACAAACAAGGAAGCCAGATGGCAAGTTGGGGACAATTAGACTCTGCAATAGCTAAAGAACTCCAGGGGGCTATTGGAAAGATAGACCTTACTATTTGTAAACTGACCGCATATATGCCACTGTCTAAAGATATGTTAAATATCGGCCCTGCTTGGGTAGATGCATATGTGAGGGCAACACTGACCGAAGCTTTGGCGCTGGCGCTTGAAACTGCAATTGTAGATGGTACTGGCAACAATGAACCTATAGGCATGGACAGATCTGTGGCAGATGATGTGACTGTAACTGGTGGGGTATACCCAAAGAAAACACCTATACCAATTACAGCTTTTGACCCAGTATCATACGGAACTTTGCTGGATAAAATTTCCCAGGCTCCAAACGGAAAAAGAAGGCCTGTACCTGGTGTAATTCTGATTGTGAACCCCTCGGACTACTTTACAAAGGTATTCCCAGCTACAACACTTAGGACTACCAACGGTACTTATGCAACCAATATATTCCCATTCCCTACGACTGTAATACAATCCCCTGCAACTCCTGTAGGTTCGGCAGTCATGGGACTTGCAAGCAAGTACTTCATGGGAATTGGCGGAGGCTCTGCTGGTGGCCGAATTGAGTATTCTGATGAATTTCGCTTCCTTGACGACGAGAGAGTGTATACTGTCCGTATGTATGGAAATGGCAGAGCCTTAGACGACAATGCATTCCAGCTACTCGACATTAGCGGCGTAACTCCAGCAGACTTTGAAGTACAGGTTACTAACGTTGTAAAGACTAAGGAACAAACTGAAACTCCTTAATGAGGTGATTTAAATGGCCGATACAACCGTAACAGAACAATTACTACCGGAAGTAAAATCTTATCTCCGAATAACCTGGCAGGATGAAAATACAGACAACAACTTAAGAGGATATATAGCAAGGGGAATGGCGCGCCTAACTGATATTGCAGGTGTGCCTTCTCTGGATTTTACAGTGGAAGACCAGCCTAAATCTCTGCTTCTGGACTACTGCCGGTACGCGAATAGCCAGGCGCTTGAGATGTTTGAGAAGAACTTTGCAAGCGAACTTCTGGACTTACATCTGCAATACCAGTTTGAGGAACCGGAAAAATTGCTAGTTGTTTCTACTGCTGGAGCACTGGCAGGGAATACAAAAATATCCGTGTCCCCGGGGCTGGATGATGGTGACAGCTATGTATATAAATTAGGCACAGACCTTGCCATGCCAGGCTATTTTGACGTGTGTGACGCTGTAGGCGGCTATTTTGTATGGGATGGACTTTCCGACATTGAGGCAACGGCAGGTAATGACATCCTAGTGGTTGAGCTAAACGAAGAAAACAAGGCA